ATTTCGTCGTCTTTGTAATATTGGGTTCTAAAATGAAATTGTTGAATCTCATTACATGCCTGAGGTGTTAATACTCGTGTAGTGTAGATTAAAGTGTTAAAATCTCTGTAATCTGGTGACATCCAATCATCTAAATCAATTTTATCATTTTGCATTGCAGTCGCCTTTGCACCACCTTGCATGATATTATCAATCTGTTCTTCTGTTAGATCGACTGCTGAGGCCGCAAGACCTGATTTAAACTTTGGCATTCTAATTCCTTGTATCTGGGTGGAAGAATGTCACCTGACTGATTCTCCATTTATCACCACTATAGCAATTGTAATCATCAATATATGCACCATGCATTCTATTGCCTGGAAAGATTGCACATCTATTGAATTTTGCTGGTATGATCTGCTCGATGTTGAATCGTTCTTCTACAGGGTAGAGTACATTGATCTGCTCATCATTAGTAATCCATTCACCACCATATACTGCTGTACCACCACTCTCTTCTTTGTCCATATAGACTAACATGTTTAGTACAGAGGTCTCATCTGGACATTTGAGTTCTGAATCTATATGTGGATAATGTTGATACTTGGTGTCCATCTGTGAAATAGTTTGAAAGCAATTGAACTCATGGTTCTCTTGCCATGAATAGTTGCCTTTCCACCAATATTGTCTACATATGTCCAGGAGTCTCTGCATGTTAGCATGGTATACCCTCGACGGATGACCGATCTTATCAATAATTCTACAGTCATTATAGTCAATTCCGTTTCTACTATCACCTCTCTCGCCGTTATACTTCCATAATGGAAAATCACGATTAGTCAAGTGTTCATGTATTGCTTCTGGGTCTTCGTAAAAATTGTCAATGTACAACACACCATCACGAAATTCAGGTGTCCATGTTTCTGATACTTTGTACAGATCGTCTACGTCAAATGCTTTGCTCATCATTCTCCCTTCTTAAAAAACTATATGACATATCTTCACCTGTGTCTGTATAGTTTAGATTTTTTAGATTATGATATAGATTAAACGATATACTATATCTCTTGTATTCTGGCATTGGTGTTTCTGCTCTATCTACTGAGTGGAGCATGTAACTTGGCCACATCAACATATCACCATCGTTTGCTCTAAAATGATACTCTGTATGAGTACCAGGTGAACCAGATATCATATGCTTCTCAGTATCATCGATTGGAAAATAGTTGTTGTTAGTGCCATGATTAAATACGGCACAACTACTTGGATTGTGAAATCTGATCGGTGATGCACCTTCACCCATGCTCACATAATATGTCCCAGAGATACGTGAGTTAACATGGTCATGAGTTGTATGTAAGTGGTCGTCTGAGTATCTATTCAACCATGCAAATAGATGAATGTCATGCCTTGAGTATTCTGACAAGTCTACGCCAAACATGTCCATGTTCATCTGAATGTATGTGTCTTTTAGAATATTAGAAAACTCAGCAAACCATGGTAGGTCGTGTGTCTCTAATTGAAGGTCTTGATCGAAATAGGTTGTGTAATTTTTACCTTTATCGTCGGGATATCTTTCTTGTACCCGATTAATCATCATGTCCATGTCTCGTCTGACTTCTGCATGATTCAATGGCATAACACCATTAAAGAATGGTGTAGGAAATAACATCTTGTATTCACCTATAGAAGGTGCGAATGTGTTTTTTCTATCAGTTATCGTTATTGGTTTCATTCTTTCTCACTTTTGCCCCAACTCCCTTCTCTCCTGAAGGTGTTGTTACGTCATTATAATAAACTACGACTTCTCCTAACTCTCTTATATATCGTCTCAGTTCTTGTACGTTTGAAGACATGAGTTCATAATCATTTACAGTAGTCGCAACAAATAGAACATCACCAGCATTTGCTTTCTTCATATCATCTAAGAATCGATCTAGATATGTGTAACCAACTGGCCAATCAGGATTATCTCTCTGATCTAAGTCACATTGTTTTGGTCGTCTTTCTTTGCCTGTCTCTTCGTCTAAGACTTTTTTACATGGATTTGTAATTACTGCTTCTGAGACAACATACCATTTTGGTACACCAAGTTTGATTTCTCTTGGCATTGTGGGTTGTATAATTTCAATCTCTATCGGTTTGGTAACAACTTCGATCTGTTTTGTTCCTAATAAAGAACAACCACTAATCGTTGTTATCGCCAGAAGTGATAGTGCTAATTTCTTTAGTATCATTCTCTAGTACCTCAAATATCTCCTTTGTTGCTTTGTTGACTCTGAGTTCTACTAGACCAGGTTTCAACAATGCTAGTTTATCTAAATTGTGCTTACGAAAGATCTGGAGATACTGATCTTTTTCTGCTTCTATCTGAGCAGTCTTACGTTGAAGATTGGATAATGCTTTACCCTGCTTCTCGTACTCTGCGACCATTTTTACAAATGCTTCTTGCTGGTCTTTGACTGCTTGTTCCAACTTGATGTTGTTTGCTGTTAATGTTTGATTCTCATTGTATAAGAACCACGATCCTAGTCCTAAGACTAAAATTATTGCTATAAAAAACTGTTGCATGTTATACGTCCTCTATGATGTAATTCAACCCTGCCGCACTTCTGTACTCTATTATTTTACCATCTTCATCACGAAATTTCAAGTGCTTTTCTTTACAGACTAACACCTTTTTTGTAATGTAGGATCGATCATCTGCATCACCCCATTCCTTATTGAATGATACAGTAACTTTGTACCGTGTTTGAAAAAGGGACTTAATCCAATCCCAGAGTTGTTTCATCTTTTCTTTCATAATTTTATTTAGTGAATTAAAATTGGCGGGGTTTGGTCGCACACATCAATCGTGTAATAAAGTGAGGATTTTGTGATACTTGACCTTTACCCCTGCCCGAGCATTACGCCCCTATTGTAACCTTTTCAGATTCGATCTCTTCGATCAACTCATCAATAGTGCCGTGAAACACTGGGTGATCAAAGGTATCAAATGGTGAGTCTACTACCTCACAAGAAGTTATGTAGTCAAATGAACCCTGTAGTCCATTATACCTGTTTACATGTTGCATTACCAATGCACAAGCAGTTGCTTCAGTCACACCAGGACATTCATAGTAAGAGTGTTCGCCCTCACCATAAGCATTTTCTTCATAAACCTCATGAGTCACAGGGAAGTTGATATTGTACTCAAAACCACCCTTGTACTTATAGAAGTTAGTACCATACTCTTCTACATTCTGAGTAGTGATACAATAAGTTTTCCATACTTGCTCATCAAATAACATAATTAGTCTCCTTTTCTTAACTCTTTTAAAATTCTGATTGTTTTCTCAGCACTTTCGTGGACAATACCAATACCACCTGCTTTTTCCCAAGCATCAATATTTTTTTGTCTATCATCGATCAGCACACTACCTTCGAAAGCAAATGCGGCCTTCTGTGTACCAGTCATAGTGCAAGTGACAACAACACTTGGATCGACATATCTTCTGATCCACTCGTTTTTGTCGTGAACAACTAGTTCTCTATTAACAGTACCCGCGGCAGTCAATATCTCCCATGGGACACTGCAATGCTTCACATAACCAATTAGATCGTACATGTCGACCATTGGGGGTAAGTTAGCAAATAATCTTTTGTTAGTTAATTCTTCTTTTCTCAGGTCATACTCATTATGCCCTGCATCATCATTAGTTAGAGGGTGACCAATATATTCTGGTTGCTCGACACCCCTCAAGAAGTCTGCTAAGACTCCGTCCATGTCGATGAATATTCTCTTTACGTTTTTATCTATCATGCTTATATAATACTAAAAAGTGAGGGTCATTGTCAAGGGGTTGAGTCACCTTTTTAACGTGACAAACTTACGCCTAGATTTACTAAACTGCTTCATAGGTGACTTGAAAATGATCTCCTCTTTAGTACCTGTTTTGATGTACCCGACAAGTTCATTCTTGTCATTCAACATATAGGTGTGATTTGGAATATCAGTATCCCATTCTGTAATTTCTTTTAAATACTTCATAGTGCTTTGATATCCTCTAAGATGTTTAACACGTCATTCCACTCAAGGTGTCCAATGACATCACTAGTAATGTGAGTGTCATAAGTCAACTCACCGTCTTTTTGAACTGCTAGTTCCCATAGTCCTTTCTTACCACCATAAGAATACTCGTGCTTGACTACACTAGCACCATATCCATTCTCATAAGTGTAAACATATTGTATACCATCGTATACTTTATTAGTCTCAATTGATTCCATCAAAAGTCTCCATCTGCAACTTGCACACAAGTAGTACCTCGTGATCTCCACATGTCAACAACTTTGTTTCTGTCGTCGAACACAAGGTCGATCTTACCACCAAGTTCTTCAAACTTGTTTGCTAGTTCTAGTTTAAATTCGGCATCGCATCTGAAGTCACCATCAGGTCTCAAAAAGACACCCTTGTGACCATGACCGATCCACTCTGAAATTTGCTTTTCTGTAACGTCTCTTTGCGATTCGTTTCTTGCACTGAAAAATGCAACACTGTCACCAAGAGCAATATGTCTCTTTGCAATGTCACATACCCATTGAATAGGTGTATCGTTTACAGTCTCTTGCTTGAATGCTTTCCAGTTCTTTTTAGACGTGCCGTTAACATGATGTCTTCTGTGTTCAACATCTGCTATTGTACCATCAACGTCAAAGATTATAACCATTAGTGAAATACTCTCCAACTTTTACCACCATCTACAGATATATGACTGATTGACATTTTACCAATCGGGTTCATAAATCCATGAGAGGGCAATTTAGAACACATCAAGTCCCAATCATCACCATCATTGCTAAGAGCAAGGTCATTCAATATCGAAGGTATAGGTATATCAATAATAGCACCGTCTTTAACTTGACCGTCTATGATTGGAAAACCTTTTATTCTTACTTTTTTCATACTACTAGTATATGAAAAAATGCAACCCATTGTCAAGGTTATTCCCAGAATATTTTAAATAGTTTCTCTTCTTTGCGATATGCTTCGAGTTCCCAAGGTTGCCTTGAGTAAGGGGTTTTTGTGTAGTCTTTTGTCTTCCAATTCATACGAACTGGTGATAATTGACCTGTTATGAATTGCTTTGCATGTACTAATTCATGTGCTAGATTGAGCATCATTTCATCTAGTGTGAATCTATGACCACGAGAACACCGTGCTAGTTCAATAAAGACTTCATTCTTATCACCCCAACATAGAGCATAGGCATCACCATCACATCTGTTTATAACATTTAGTTCTATGCTTATATCTCTACGTAATCGTGGGGATAAGTACGCCATTACTGACTTCACATATGTGTTTATACGTCTTTTTTCACGAATTCTACCCTTGATTGCTATGTCAAGCATTGGATATGGTTCTCTTTGCAATGATTTAGTCATATATTACATAAAATAGTGGGTTATTGTCAAGTTATTCGTCGGGAATATCGTAAAAATCTGTCACTTTTGTCTCACAAAACGGGCAAACTCTCAGTTTGACATCTTCCTGATGCTCTAACTCTTCATCTACCTGTGTGATATCGTATTCTCTGTCACATTCATCACAAAAAAATCTGATATTAATCAATTTTCCAACCTCTCTGATAGTCAATCGAATATAAGTCTTCGATTTTGTTACGTTGCTGTTCTGTAATCTTACTGAACATCTTAAACTGACTAGTTCTGTTGCTATGTAATCCTACAAATGCTCCATAATCTCTAGTCATTCCATGGTTATAGTACAACTTATTGAGTAAATCTCGTATGTTGTCCATGGTGTATATAGCATCATATTCACATGTCTCTCCTAGATAATAACTCTGCGAAAAGAAATGTGGTTCGTATGCTAGTTTACCATTTTGTAGAAGTTCTATTGTCTCATCGATGTCATACGTAAAGGGGTGATTCGCATGTAACCATCTTATTGCTGATAGAAATCTTTCTACAGGGTCTCTCTTGATTGTTATTCTCATCGAACCCTTTCTAAATGGTGGATTGATACGATCTGCATGAGTCTCAACATCGATCAATCTATCTGTTGCATTAAGTTTTTTGCCCCTAGTCAACATATGGGCATCTTTGATTGTAGATAGGGCATTCTTTGGACATATACGAATGTCTATCTTCTCTGTACCATCAAAATAGTATACGTTGTTAGATGGTGAGATTCTCTTCCAAACCTGATCAATCATATTTTGGAATATAGTCGTCTTCTGCTTTACCAGTGTTGACTATGAACTTTTTCCACATAGATTCAAATGACTGTTTCTTAAACTTATCTGAATTGGGTGGGCAGTCTACTGCATATGGGAGATCATACTTTGCATCTGCTTTAGCAAAGTCTAATCCTGCTTCGTATACTCTTACCTCGCATGTCATTCGATCAATCATTCTAAAAAGATGTTTCCATCTCTCACAAATGACGTCCTGATCTTTCTCAGGTGGCAAGTAAAGATATATTCGTCGCATTAGTCTTCCCAGACATCTCCGTGTCTAGTGTATTCTAATAGATTGTCGTAACCACCTATTGCTTTACCATCGACTCTGATCTGTGGAAATGTACGTGCAGTTGGAAACTCTTCGAAGAGTTCTTCTCTCGTAAAGTCTGTGTCCAACTGTTTGTAAGTGTATTCTAAACCCTCTTTTTCACAAAGTTGTTTTGCTTTATCACAAAAGGGGCATTGTGTTTTACCAAAAATCTCTATCATTTTAATTCTACCTCAATAAATTTACCTAGTGTTTCCATATCCTGTGAAGATAGCATACCTGCTTGGGCCCACATAGTACTACTCATAGCACCAACTTGTTCTCTGTTTTTGTACTGTACAAGTCTTTGGACTATATATGTCTGATCTCTACCAGCAAGTGCAGGGAATGGCCCCATACCTTGTCCTTCTTGACCATGACATGCCGCACAACCTGCCCATAATCCTCTGATAGAACTGAACTCATCAACACTTGCAAGTTCTCTTTTCTTTTGCTCTATCTGTGCGGGTGTACCATTAAGTGCTACGTACTCTGCGTAACATTCACCTGTACAACCATGTACTCTCTCGTACCCTTTGTACTCTAAGTTCTGATAAGTCCCTGCAACAAGACCTACCATAAATAAACATATTACTGCAATGTAACTCTTCATATGATGTACCTCTCTCTAGATTTTTTGGCAGTTCTAGTAATGCCGTCCTTCGTTTTATATGGTTTTGTTATTCCTTTTGTGCCCTCTAAACTTCTAACGAGCAAACCATATATACCTGCTAGTGATAAAAGGGCAATTGCTAATAGTAATCCTAATTCCATGATTCTCCTATAGTTTAATTGCCAACAATAAAAAGATTGCAAGTAAGATTAAGTTAGTCATAGCAATTAGTATTGCTAATATGGTGTGATACCATATCCATCTAGTCTTATATGCATTCTCTATTGTTACTTCTTCTGGGTCAACGTCGTCTTTCATTACGTCGATTACTTTAGGTTTTTCTTCTACTTCAGGGTGTTCGAAAAATTGTGTAAACCATTTCATCATAATTTAAAGTCCTGAAATGTGTCGTCATTGACATCTTGTTTAATCCCCCCTATAACATAAGATTCAATCTCTGTTTCTTGTGGGGCGTTTTGTAATCCTCTACTGTTGAACCAATGCTGTGTCCAAGGTAGTGGGTTGTTTGTTGAACTGATATCGTAAATTGGATTAAGTCCAATTGCTCTGAGTCTTTTGTTTGCAATGAACTCGACGTATTGTCCAAGTAAAGGTGCTGATAACCCGATCATAGAACCATCTTTGAATAGAAACTCTGCCCATTCTTTCTCTTGCTCTACTGCATCTCTGTACATGTCGTATACTTCTGGTTCACAATCCTTCATAACTTTATTCATTAACTTGTCGTTCTCTTGATTTTTATATGCTTTTAGAATGTGTTGAGATACGGCAAGATGCTGTGCTTCGTCTCTAGCAATGAACGATATAATCTTTGCTGATCCTTCCATGAGTTTCAACTCACCAAATCCAAACGAACATGCGAATGATACAAAGAATCTAATACCCTCTAAGATATTCACTGATATCAATGCAAGATACAATGCTTTGTATAGTTCATAATCATCTACTTTGAGACCTAGTAATCGTCTACGACCAAGTTCGATAAAGTGGTCATACTTCTCTGTTACCATTTCTGCTCTCTTAACGATTGCTGGTTCATCTATAATTGTATCGAATATATCACTAGGGTTACTATAGATATTCTTTATGACGTGAGTGTATGATCGACTATGGATAGTTTCCATAAAGTCCCATGTAATAATACAAGACTCAAGTTCAGGTAGAGTCACGAAAGGTAGAAATGCTATGGATGGTGCCCTTCCTTGAACTGAGTCTAGTAAAGTTTGATATCGCAAATTAGATGTAAAGATGTGTTTCTGTGCATCTGTCAACTGTTGATAATCTGCTCTATCTTTTTGTAGTGATACTTCTTCTGGTCTCCAGAAGAAACCTAATTGTCTTTGTGTAAGTTTGTCAAAGATAGGATATTTGAACTCATCAAATCTTTGAGTGTTTAATTCTTCGCCAAAGAACATCTTGTTCTTTGTAAAATCTACGTTTTTCTTGTTAAATACTGTCATTTCTTCTTTCTCTCGCCTTTCGTATAATCTTCATCTATTTCGTAATTGTTAACTAAGTTCTGGTACAACTCTTCTCTTTGAGGATAGTGTGCAAGACCATTATATTCTGTCATAAATTTGTTGTATGATTCTGTTCTCTTGTCGTTGTCTGTCTCTAATCTATGTGGACGACCATCATACAACAATGCACTTGCTCTACCCATTGCTGGTCTTGAATTCTTCTCTTTTCCATTTATAACTTCTTCATCATCAATGTACCAGTTATCCATACCTCTCATAGAAGAGAACTGATTGAAGAAATGTAAAAATATATGGTACGAGTAATCGCCCAAAAAGTAATCTCTCCAATGAGGTGCATTTGGTCCTTGATATAACAACAAATCACCTGGTTCTAGATATACTTGTGAACAGTTTTCTTGCTTTCTGTGTCTATGATTCAACAACTGTGTACATGCTTGTACATCATCTGCTTCCATTCCAGCAAAGTTTTTATCCCCTCTAATCCAAATTGGCCAAGGTTTGCCATCATCTGACTTATAATCTAAACATATAGTTGCACTAATCTCACATGATGCCCTATCTAAGTGTGAACCTAGATATGCCCCTCTCTCATAGTTTCGTGTATAAGAGTAGGTTTGTTCAAGTGGTAAATCTATATAGTCATCTAACTTCTTGTGGACCCAATCATGTAATGCGTTACCCCATGGAGTACACCAACCACCATGTGATTTACCAATAGAAGATTTTGGATTATTCCAAGTGATATCTCTCTTTTCGTGATTCATCACTTCATCATAAGACGGGTGTGTTTCAAATGATCTCCATGTGTCAAGGGTCATCTTAATGATGTCTTTAGGAATGAAGTCTTTAAGAACTACGTATCTCTTTGTCATAAATTCATATGTCAAAGGATCCACTCTCATAGGAAATGTTTTCGGATCCTCTTCCGTTGCTAATCTACGTGTTAATACAGTTCTTTTCTCAAATGGCACAGGCATCGCAATCTTCCTCATCGTCACTTTGTACAGAATCTATCATCGGTGGTATATAATCATTTGATGCTGAATTTGGATCAGTGATTACATCTTCAGTTTTACCATCCATGGTGTTCTGATAATATGATGTTTTCCATCCATACTTATATGTATTCAACAAATCTTTTGCCATTACTGATACTGGTACTTCGTTGTTATCATAATTTTCTGGATTGTATGACCAGTTGCCAGAAATTGCTTGATCGAAAAACTTCTGCATAACTGCTACTACGTTAATATAACCTTCGTTAGATGGCATATCCCATAGAAGTGTGTATGCAGACTTAAGATGTGAGTATTGTGGTACAATCTGTTTGAGTGTACCTTTCTTACTCTTCTTAACTGATAAGTAATCTCTGGGTGGTTCGATACCATTTGTAGCATTTGATACAACACTTGATGATTCACTTGGCATTTGTGCTGTGAGTGTCGAGTGTCTAAGACCATGCTCTTTGATATCTTTTCTTAGTTGTTCCCAATCTAATTTTAGTTTGTTAGGTACTAATTCATCTACTTCTTTTTTGTAATGATCGATCGGTAATAGACCATCACTGTATTTGGTCCTATTGTAGTACTCACATGCCCCTTTCTCGGCCGCGATGTTATTAGAAGACTTCAATAAAAAGTACTGAAATCTCTCTGTTAAATCATGGACAAGTTGCCATGCTTCTGGTTGATCGTATTTTAACTTGTTCTTTGCAAGATAGTGTGCAAGACCAATGTAACCAATACCAAGACTTCTACGTGCAATTGTCGATCTCTCTGCCGCTTTAACTGGATATTGTTGAAAGTCGATTAACTCTTCTAATCCTCTAACTGCAAGGTCACATATCTCTTCGAACTCATCTTCTTTAACAATGCCAACGTTAACTGCTGACAAGATACATAGAGCAATCTCACCTCTACCATCAATATGATCGATAGGATCAGTTGGTAATGTAATCTCTTGACATAGATTACTCATGCTTACTTTGTCTTTAAAAGAACTATGAGTGTTACTGTGGTCTATATTCATGATATAGATTCTACCAGTCTCTGCTCTCTCTTTTAGCAAGTCTTGAAATAAATCTCTTGCACTTATTTTTGTTTTAGGGATTGAATATGCATTTTCATATTTCTGATATAACTCATCGAACCCGTCACTCCCGAAAGATTCGTAGAGACCAGGAACATCATGAGGACTGAACAAAGTAATATCTTCATTTTTTAAGAACCTCTCATAAAATAATTTACTAATCTGAATACTGTAATCTAATTTTCTGACTCTGTTGTCTTCTGTTCCTTTGTTGTTTTTAAGAACAATAATGTCCTCAATCTCTTGATGCCAGATTGGAAAATGTACAGTTGCACTGCCACCTCGGACACCATTTTGCGTACAACATCGTACAGTTGATTCGAATTTTTTGAGGAAAGGAATGACGCCAGTGTGCTGTACCTCACCTCCTCTAATTTTACTGCCGATGCCTCTAATACGTCCAGCATTGATTCCAATGCCTGCCCGTTGTGCAACATATCGCCCAATTGCCATGTCTGAAGAGAATATGGATTGGAGTGAATCATCTGTGTCGACGAGAACACAAGAGGCGAATTGGCGGAGTGGAGTTCTGACTCCTGCCATGATAGGTGTCGGTATGTTAATTTTGTAAGTCGATATGGCATCATAGTACCGTTTAATGTATTCAAGTCTATTCTCCTTGTATTCTTTGAATAGTGTCATTGCGATTAACATATACATGAATTGTGGTGTCTCGTATATGTCACCACTACTTCTATCTTGTACAAGATACTTGTCTACTACTTGCTGTAGACCTGCATATGTAAAGTCAAAGTCTCTGCTATGTCTTAGGTATGAGTTGATTTTCTTTAACTCTGCATCGTCATAGTAACTGAGTATATCTCTGTCATATACACCCTTCTCTATGTTTCTTTCAATCAACTCTTTTAGGTCTGGATAGATTTCTGCATCTTTCCATTTGGTGTTAAAAACTTGTTTCTGTACTGCAAACAATAATAGTCTACTTGCGACAAATTGGTAATTAGGTGATTCTAATGAGATTAAGTCACTTGCTGACTTGACTAGAATCTTTTGTATTTCTTTTGTAGTGATACCATCAAAGAATTGAAGACCACTATTCATTTCTACTAACGACTCAGATACACCTGTAATTCCTCTACAGGACTTCTCTACCATCTTGTGAATTTTATCTAAGTCTATTACTACTTTACTGCCGTCTGATTTGACTACTTTGATTTCTGCATTCATGTTCTCTTGTACTCCGTTAACTGTAATTTTGCTGAGAGACCCGTCAAACTACAATTATTAATAATTTCTACCACTTCACTTTCTGACAAACCAGACATTATCATGTCGTTTATGTCTTTACAGTCTTTGACTCTTTTATCGTTCCAAATGCAGACTTTAAACCCAAGGTCAATGACCTCACTGATCTTCTTAACTATCTCAAGATTTCTCGGTTCGTTGTCGTATATGAGTATCGCATCTGCTTTATATTCGTCACTTAGTTTTTTAAAATCACTCCCTGCGACTGCTATACTATTCGGGAGGAATAGACTATCTATGGGGCCTTCTGTTACATAGATTGTCTTCGTTCTGTCCACTTTATGTTGATTGAAGATGAGTGGAACATCATCTTGAAATCTAAGAGTCAAGTATCTTAGAGGCGAATTATTTATTGCTCTGCCTGATACCCCTATTAGTTTCCCATTCTCATCATAGAATGGCAGTAAGATTCTAGGATCATTGCCAAGTACTCTGTCTTTGTACTTAGCATTTAGGAATGATAGTATTTGAGCATTGTCAACATACCATAGACCTTCTAGTTTCTCTTCAGGTACTTTTCTGTCGAGTAGATACTTTCTAGCAACTGCTTTTTCATTCACAGGGAATGCAATTGCTTTAAGTGATTCTGACTGTACAGTTTTATTTAGAATATCTGTTCGTGGGGTGAACTTGAATTTCGACGATGGAGGTAACTTTTTTTTCTTTGGTTTACGACCCGTCTCTGTTAACCATTCTTTCACGTATTCTCGATGTATAGTAGGAAAATTATCTTTAAGAAAGTTTACACTTGATGTAGATTTACCACAGTTATGACATTTATATATCAAACTGTTTTCTATAACAAAATGATAACCACGTGCTTTGTACTTATTCTTCTGCGAATCACCACAGTAAGGACATCTGTGATTCAGTGTGTTTTCATTGGTCCATTTCGCCAAATCGAGATTTGACAAGACCATAGAAAGATATTTCTTTTCTAACCATAGCATAGTATTAGTATACTACAATATTACTCTTTTTTAAAGTCTTTTTTCCCAAATTTTGCTACTTTATCTTTAGGCACTTGAATCACGTATTTGTTCTCTACAACTTTAGGTGTTTCTTCTTCTTTCTTACGTGCTATAAGACCAGTAGATGATACTAATAGTAGTACTGCTAAGGGATCAAATACGAATATCAATGCATAGATTACCCATCTTACTGCATTGTCAAGCATATCGTTAGTAGCATCATCTCCATAAATAACTTCAGCAACATATTTGATAGGACCTATCTTGCTGTCTTGCTCAAGTTGTTTTCTTTGAATTGGTAGTTTTTCTTCTGTGTATTGTGTAATCATATCAATAGATGCATCAATGTCCTCTGCAATCTGCTGTCTTTCATCTTTCTGTTGTCTATTGATATAGTTTCTGTCTTGTGGACGACCCGTGGTGATCACCAGATCGAGTCCTGTGAGTCTATCTTGTAGTCTAGTTATCTTTGAATTCTCTGCTTCTATACGAGTGTCAAGTATTGATAATTCTAAAGTGTTGCCATCTCCAACAAGGGCAGTTTCGATGTTTGCTTTCGACAGGTATCCAAAAATACCAAGTGATGTAATCAACATCAATACTGCTACTGACGTGAGTAGATAGTATTTTAGATAGTTTAGTTTTTCCCAAACAAGGTGTAAATATGCCGCGGTAACCAGTTTACCAAACTCTAATGCAGTCATCATAACGACTGTACCCATATAAGCACCAGCAAAGATTGTTGCCATTCCTATTACAGAAAAGTATGCCGCAATACCTGCTATGACAATCGAGGTCACCAAGGCAAGGTAGTTTAAAAACTTAATCATACTTAATTATAACGTTTTTGTAGCAATTTGTATAGAGACTTTGCATCTTTCTCATTCTTACGTCTATACAAAGTTTTAGAATGTTGCAAAGGGTGATCAGTTGATACTGCTGAACCAGTTGAATTCATAGGTGCATCTTCTTTTATCATATCAAAGTCTAAGTACTCTATGAGTTGATCTGCTAATGAGATACCTGCTCTGATATCAGAAGGGTAATGTAGACCTGCTCTTACTCTACCCATTGCACTTTTATCGGCCGCTTCTCTTAATTCAAACTTTAGATCTGGATATAGTTT